CCTTACAAGACCAAGAAGAGGTGGGCCTACAATACAGCTGCAGATTTAATAGTAGAAACAGTAATGGCTTGGTGGATGGTATTATGACAATAACAAACAAAGTAAAATATGAAATTTCGACATCTTATAATTATTCTATTAATTATATTTATATTAATAGGTTGTGATTCTGGCTGGGCTGTTTGTGGTTGGGAGGTGAAGTGAGTGAAAAGCCTCAAACTGCAAGAAGTTATAAGGGGGCTGTGGTTGATGATAACGCAGTCATTTCTATCAATCTTAAATGGTTGGCTCAAGGTGCGGTTCTCATTGGCGGATTGGTTTACGGATACTATAGGGTTGAAAGTAGGATTCAGGCGTTGGAGAATCAAGTGGCTACTGCAGATGAACAAATTGGGAATCTACTTAGTAAACATATCGTGGAAGAAAGGGTTGAGCGAGAAGAGTTGGCAGAGAAGGTAGCCTTTTATGAAAAAGAATTTAATATTAACCCACTTAGTTGGGGAAAGAAGAAGCGAGGTAAGAAGTAATGGATTTTATGGCTGTATATGGCGAAGCGGGAATGATTGGAGTAGTGGGGGTGATGTTTGTCTATTTAGTTATATCTTTGTCTAAAAAGTCGGAAGCTCAACAACAAGCATTGGAAAATTTAAAGATAGAAAATAAAGGTCAGAGTGAAACATTAGAGAATATGGAAGGTATGATAATTAAATTGATTGGTAGGTGGAACTCAAGCGATGATAAGTTGGATAGAAAGTTTGATGCTATGACAAAAGAGATAAATGACCTAGATAATCAAGTATCAAGAATTGAAGGTTCTTTAAGTAGGGTAAATGGAAAGCATTAAAATGGATTATGAACCTATAGATAAGTATAGATATGATGTAAAAGAAAGGCTTGCTAGGATAGAGGCCATATTACATAGAGAATTACCTGATATTAAAGAAGAATTAAAAATTTCAAATGGCAGAACAAGGTCATTAGAAAACTGGCGTAATTATATGCTAGGTGGTATGGCTTTATTTAGCATACTATTAGGAACACTAAGATAAGGAAACATTATGGATATTAAATCAATGTTGATTAAACTTGCTGAACAGCAGGCAGAAAAAATGCAAGAAGAAGCTGTAAAACATCTTGGTTCAGATGAGATGACAGAAAAGATTGCTACTGCTATTAATAAACGAATTGACATCCCATTTGTATCAGAAGATAAAGAACAAATATTTTTTGAAAAGATGGTTGATGTTGTAACAGACATACTAGAAGGTGTATTTAAAGGTAAATAAATGTTAGTAATAATATTATCACTCGCACTATCTGAGCAACCAGATAGCACAAAAATAAAAGCAACGACTAATCCAACATATAATGTAATGGCTTATAATATGGAAGACGTGAAAAAGAAAAAGAAGAAAGGAAAGAAGATAGTTAGCAAAGGTAAAAAGAAGAAGAAAGGCTTTTTCTCAAAGGTATTCGGTTCTAAGTAATGCCTAAATTTGGGAAGAGAAGTAAAGAGCGTCTTAAAGGTATTGATGCCAAACTTGTAAATGTATTGAATGAGCTTGTTAAGATAATGGATGTTACTATTATTGAGGGATTGCGTAGTTCAAAACGACAAGAAGAATTATTGGCTAAAGGCTCTACTAAAGTGAGATATTCTAAGCATATGGATGGGAAGGCTGTTGATTTAGCCCCTTATCCAATAGATTGGAATAATAGAGATGGGTTTCATTATATGGGTGGAATGATTCGTGGTATAGCACATCAACTTGGAGTTAAAGTAAGATGGGGCGGAGATTGGGATTCAGATGGAGATGTCAAGGATAATGGATTTGATGACCTAGTTCATGTTGAGATTCTTGACTAATGCCTAAAAAATATCTTACAATAAGAGATTGGTCTGGCGGTTCTAATAATAGAAAAGACCCTAGAGATATTGCAGATAATGAATCTGTTCTAATTCAAAATATGTCTATTGATGCCTTGGGTAAGATAAAGACTGCTGGTGCGTTATATGCTCATAGCAAAGATACTGATGGCTCTACTGATTTAAGTGAGTATTTTGTAGAAAGGACATCAACCTTAGTTGGCTCTGGCGGATATGGATTATTCTATTTTGAATCAGACCATAGTAGGGATAGTACATATACTATTACAGATACAAAACATGATGGTACAAGCAATGATTTAACATTAGGTTCTTCTGTTGGCAATATAAAATTTGTAGCAAGATTAGTTGGTGGAGATACTGAGACAACTGCTCCTGAGTACGACCCAGAATAATGCCACAACCAACAAAACAACATCTTCAATTAGTTGGAGGGGCCAATTCGGCTAATAGTACTTTATATACAGGAACTCTTATTAAAACTGGAGATACCTTAAAGATAAGTGGTACTGGTAGCAATGATGGAGTATTTACTGTAACTGATGTAGTTAATACATTGAGTTCTGCTGATGCTGCTGGTACTACATTTACTGATAATACTTGCGACACAACAAATACAAGCACTTCTGTTACCCACGATGCCAATGCTCAAATAATAGCTGGATTATCTGTAACTGGAACTGGAGTACCATCTAGTACATATATTGCTTCTATAACAAATTCAACTACTTTTGTATTAAGTAAAGCGGCTACAGCAAGTAATGGTAATCAAAATTTTACCTTTGGAGATATGGATATTTATTTTGTTTTGAAAGGTAGGGGGATTACAGATGATAGTTCTGGCGGAGACCCTGAAATACAAGTTATTAGAACTAATGTTGGTGATAAGATGATAGCTCTTGGAGATGTTGATAGTGAAGGTAATGTTGATATATGGTCTAGTAATGCAACTTCATCTTATAGTACTAAAAATGAGGGATGGAGTATATCAGCTATTAGTCCAACTCTTAAAGGAGATGATGCTAAATATATATATCATATGGCAGATGACTCTATTCGTGTATGTGATACAAATAGAGGGAATACTAATATTGTAAAATGGTATGGGTATATACAAAGAAATCAATTTAATAGTACAAATGGACTTGTATTTGCTGAATGGCAAGAGCATCCTAACTCTTTAGCCTCTCCAAAGATAGCAACTGCATTTTCTTATGCATTTGGTACAACTAGTCACGATGGAACTTCTGCTGGTAATTATTATTTAAATCCAGATACTGGCGATTACAGGGGTGTTGCAATCCAAAAATATGCATCAGCTTTACCTCTTCAAATGGGATTAAATTTAAGTGTTACCTCTACAGGATTTAAATTTGAGGATGCTAGCGGTAATGATAAGACAGGTAGAGCTATTGTAGGTGAAGTAATATCCATAAAAGAAGCTAGTGGTGGAGTTGGAGACCTAGGCGAATATCCAAAAGAATTTATGTTTTGTAAGAGAGCGTTCCATGAACAAACTGGAACAGCTATATATCAGAGGTCTTATGGTGGTAATCTTGGTGGGACAGCTCCATTTGATTTTGCAGATAATGAGACACCAATTATAGAAAGGGGTATTGGTTGGAATATTGGAGTTGATGCTGGGACATCTGATGGTACTTGGGAAGATGGAATTTATGAATTTTATGAAACTTTTATATATGATGGGAATCAGGAATCTTTACCAGTTCAGATAGGAAATGGAGCTGGTACTATAGCGGCTTTTACTCATACATCATCAGAAAATAAAGCATGGCAAGTATCTATATATGCTGATTTAGCATATAGTGGGAGAATAACTGGTGGTAGGATTTATACAAGATTAAAAGATACAGATGATGATTTGATTATGTTAGCTGATATAGATATAGTAAAAGGTGTCAGGATGTCTCTTGATGGAGACCATAAGGCTTGGTCTTATCAAAGTGGTTATGGATACTATGTGGTTGGCCCCTCAACTGGTAACTCTACAAATCCTAATTTAGATACATATACTACCATAAATGGATTTAGCCCAGATGTAAAATTCTTAGGTATTGGTGGGACTAATGAGGGGTATCAGGCTTCGGTTGTTGCTGGTAGAAGGGTTTTTATTGCTAATGTAAAAACAAAATCGAGTTCTGGGGCCTTAAAAAAGTTTGGTGATAGAATAATGTATAGTGAGATAGGTAAGTTTGATACATTTTTAGAGCATAATTTTATAGATGTATCTAAGGGAGACTATGGAGAATATACAGCTTTAGAATCATATGCTGATAGACTATTGGCATTTAAACAAAATCTAGTTCATATAATTAATATATCTAGTCCTAGTATTTCTAATTGGTATCTTGAGGATACATTTCAATACTATGGTGTTAAGTATCATTATAGTGTTGCAAAAACAACGAAAGGAGTGGCTTGGGCATCTGATGATGGTTGTTATTTCTATGATGGAAAAGAAGTAAAAAACTTAATAGATAAAAAGATTGCTGTTAGTGACTCATCATTTCAAATTAGTGACGTTGATTGGAATAGCTGGTATCGCGGTTCAGGCACAGTTAAAGATGTGATGTTAGGATATGACCCAATAACTAATTCATTGATTATGATGAGAAGTCCTAATGATAGCTCAAGTAATTCAAATCAATGTTTTATATATGATTTTGATAGTAATGGGTGGACATATAATACAAATTTATTTACCGATAGTTCTTACTATACTAATTTTGTAATAGATATGAATAACAATTTAACTGTTGGTAAGTTTGATGGTAGCGCTGATGTTGATTTTTTAAAATTTTTACCAATACAATCATCTCAAGATAATCAAGAGTTCTATACAAAAGATATAGACTTTGGAGTTCCTGAACTAGCAAAGAAAGTATATAAAGTAACTGTTACATATAAATCAGATGGAGCAGAAACAACTCCATTTTCATATGCTATTGATGGTAAACAAGATTTTTCAAGTAATGGAGGTGGAACATTTACAGGTAATTTTGCAAGTGCAAGTAGGTGGGATGTGGTTACATTAACTCCATCTTCTCCTATAGAATGTCAAAGTATACAAATAAAATTTACTTCTCCTAGTGCTGGAAAATTTGAGATAAATGATATGTCTATTCAATATAGAATTATAAAAAATAAAGTGGTATCTTAATGGCATTAACTGATAGAGATTTAAGAAAAGTAATAAATTTAAAACAATCATCAATGGAGTTTCAAGGTATTCCATCTAAAAATGGAATGGTTGACGGCCAAATAGCAATACAAAAAAAATCTAATAGTCAATTAGGCATATATAGAAAGAAATTTGGAAAACTTTGGAAATCTTATATGTCTTCTGATGGTAATCAGTTTGTAGAAAAAAATCTTAATGTTACTGGTAGAACAAAATCTAGGATAACTGCTAAGGATTTAATATTTGAAAAAGGGCCTGAATTAACTATAGCTACTGATAGTGGGCGTGGGTATATCACTATTACTCATTCCTATCATCAAATTGATACTGAATCAGATGCTTCCAGTGATAATTTAAATACCATTAATGGAGGCTCTGATGGTCAAATATTAATATTAAGAACATCTAATAGTGGTAGAGATGTTGTTCTTGTTCATGATGATGGTAATATATTTATTAGTGATGGGGGAGACCATACCTTAAGTACTGCTAATGGTATAATAGTCTTATTTAGAAATGGAAGTAATTGGTATGAGCTTTTTACTGTAGGTCATCAATAATATGATAAATAATAAAAAAATTAGCTGGTATTTTATTTTAACTAGCTTTATATTAAATTCGCAATATAGTATTATTGTATTTATAAAAGGAATATAATTATGGGAAATGGATATGTACCCGGAATGCAGGGATTATCATTTGGACTCAACTTAAATAAAGATATAAAAAAAGAACAAGAAGCTCAAAGAAAATCTGCCAAAGGAATTGGTAAGTGGGGTTCTAAGAAAGGATTTCTTGGAATGTTGGGAAGTAAGGCTCTTGATTTT